CAAAAGTGACATAGAAAAGGAGCTGAATGCCACAATTGGGTTGGGGCAACATCAGAAGCAGAAAGCTGTACAAGCACAGAAATTAGGCATTCGCGGATCAAAGAGTAGAGAAGGTAGATACTGCTATATCTGGGACATATGATGACTTTAGAAAGGCTCTAACCTTCTCTTATGATGTTTCTGCTTTAGTAGCAGAGAGTTTTTATGTTGTCAAGATTTGGGAGGTGGGTAAAATCAAACTACTTTCACAAGACAAGATGTATATTATTCCTTCAGGATCTTCAGTAGCAACATATCAGCCAAAGATGGCTACTACAGAAGAGACTATGGATAACGAGTTTAAGATTTATGGAGAATAGTCAATTCAAGTTTGTTCAATTATCTAGTTATACTAGCCCTGTCGTAAGTGAGAATCCTCGCAAGGGATGGGTAGAGTATGGAGATGATAATGATTACTTTCAGTATTTGATAGATAGATTCAATGGATCTCCTACAAACAATGCGATAACTTCAGGAATCATTGACATGATCTTTGGTCATGGTATTGATGCTACAGATTCAGGTAAGAATCCAGAGGGATATCTTCAGTTGAGAAAGTTGATCAAGGATCAGGAATTGAAGAAAGTAATCAATGACTACTATATGCTAGGCAATGGTGCTTTTCAGTTGATCTATAATCAGAATAAGAGTAAGATCGTTGAGGTATATCATATGCCTGTAGAGACTCTTAGAGCAGAGAAATGTAATGAAGAGGGAGAAGTTGAAGCGTACTACTATGCTTATGATTGGGAACAGGTTAGAAGCAAAAAAGGTGTTGATCGCATTCCTGCTTTTGGTTATGGCTCACAAGGAGATAAAGTTGAGATCTTATACTTCAGACCTTATCGCAGTGGTTCTTACTATTACTCCCCTGTTGATTATCAAGGTGCATTACCTTATGCAGAGTTAGAGGGAGAGGTAGCTAACTACCATATCAATAACATCAAGAACGGACTTGCTCCTTCTATGATTGTGAACTTCAATAATGGAGTCCCACCAGAGGAGGAAAGAGATAATATTGAATCTCAGATTAAGCAGAAGTGGGGAGGCTCATCTAATGCAGGGAAGTTTATTCTTTCCTTTAATGATTCAGCAGATACTGCTGCTTCTATAGAGCCTGTTCAATTATCAGATGCTCATAATCAGTATGAGTTCTTATCTAAGGAATCACAACAGAAGGTATTGGTAGGTCATAGAATCACTAGCCCTATGTTATTTGGTGTTAAGGATCAGACAGGATTAGGTAATAATGCTGATGAGATTAAGACTGCATTCACTTTGTTTGATAATAGTGTGATCAGACCTAAGCAGAATCAGGTGATAGATGCCTTAGATCAGATCCTAGCCTTTAATAATGTCTCATTGAGTCTATACTTCAAAACATTAACTCCTTTAGAGTTTACTGAGATTGAAGATATTAATGATGAGGAAGTAATAGAGGAAGAAACAGGAATCAAACTAGCAGCAGATCCTGAATTCACGAAAGATGATGAAAAGGAATGGTTAGAACACCTAGCTGATAAGGGAGAAGATATCAATGAAGAGGAGTGGGAATTAACTGCGGTGCAGGATGTCTTAGATCCAGATAATGAGGATCAGATCGTAGAGGCGATCACTTCTGTGAATATGGCTGCAGTTTCTTCATATGGTGATGCTGAGGAGAGATCTTCAGGAGATGCAGGTATGTTTAAGATTCGCTATAGATATTCAGGATCATTGAGTGCTAATAGCAGAACATTCTGTGTTGAGATGGTTGGATTATCTGATTCAGGTAAGGTCTATAGAAAAGAGGATATCAATCAAATGAGTTTCTCTGGAGTTAATGGTCAATTCTCGCCTAAGGGCAGAAGCACATATTCTATCTTCAAGTATAAGGGAGGAGCGTATTGTCATCACAAATGGCAGCGATTGATCTATACTAGAAAGAGATCAGGAGGTAAGTTCTTACCAAAGAGCCAGACAGAGGCATTAGAGAATGATAAGAGAGTAGCA